CTCGGAAGGTCATTGCAGATGACATTAGGGCTTGGGATTTTCATATGAGACTCTGGTTTATATCGGGGTTTGAATCAGAACTTAAAAGGAGAAAATTTAATGAAAAATTGATTCAGAGAATGATTTTGACTTTAAGATCAATTCTCACTCCTTTTGTTATCATAAAAGGTAAAATAGTACGGTACATTGGAATGCCATCAGGATCATATATTACGGCATTGATTAATTCAATTTACAATAGTTGGATGAATAGAGTACTTTGGGATATGGAACATTCAGAGCTAGACTTTGATGATTATATCTCTCAGGCAACATTTGGAGATGATTTGGTACAGGCTGTATCAGATTTACTTGGAGATGAGCAGTGGAATGGACAAATATTAGCTGCTCTTAGGAGTAAATATTTTGGAGTTGATACAACTTCAATATTTAAAGATGGGCGTGATGTTCCAAAATTCATGCCACTTACGGTTACAGAGTGGACCGATGGATACACTCAATTTCTTAAAAGACAATTCAGGTATTGTGATGGAACAATATTTCCAATACTTGATATAGAATCTATCAATGGTATGGTTAGCTGGGTTAGACCAGATAAAGACCGTACATTAGATATTGCCACTAAGGAAAATTTGGAAACAGCTCTACGTGAGTTGGTCTACCATGGAAAACAAATTTATGATATTTATTACAATTATTTCCAAAAGATATATCAGTATAAGAAATGGGGAAACATACCAATAGATTATAATACTGAGCTCATGAAGTACATTTCAGAGTAATCATTTTGTCGGGGACGACATTAAATATCCACAAAGTCGGTGACGACTTTAAATATCTAACGGTAGTGAGTAGATGGGTCAATAACATTCTGTCATTGAAATCCTCTTGGTTAGAAGACTCCTCTCACAATGCCACAAGACGGCTAACGATCCTACATCAAGTCCAGATGTGGGTGACTGTTAACATGGACTGCCGAACAACATACGACAACAACGACTGAATCGGTCACAGTCAAAGAAGAAAAGACCAAAATTGACGAAGTCAAAACAAAACTTGTAGACGAAGGAAAAAGTCTTACTTGTGACAAGGACGTAGCGGTAGCAAAAATCGACTTTTGCAAGCAACCCAATATGTTCAAAGCTGCAAACCCTTTTGTAGATCAGGGTCCCTACAAGATATTAACTAGACAATACAAAATAGCTGAATTTAATATTACTCCAAGTTGGACTTACCAACAGTTGCAGTTTCCACAAGCACTGCTGATAATGCCAGCTATAGAGAAGGCCTTAAGTAGTTTTTATTACTTTAGGTCTGATATCGAAGTATCGGTAAAGATCAACTCAACCCCTTACCATCAGGGGCTCATGTGTGTATCATTTTTGCATGATGTTGATTCAGATGCAGATTTTTCGCTTGTACAAAGAACAGCGTTAAGTCCTATGCTACTGAATTACTCAACGTCAGATACGATCACAGCATCATATGGATGGCTACACCCAGAAATTTACATGCGATTGGATGCTAATACTAGTGAGTGTTATATTGGAAGTATGACCTTATTTCCATTGGTTCCTATAGATAACACTTCAGGAGGATCAACCACAATTGCATGTACAGTTTATGCACGGTTTTTAAATCCCAGAACAGCTGGATTTACTAATCAACCACCGTCCGTACCTAGAGGACAATCAGGAAAAAATTTCAAATTTGCTTATATGCCAGAAGCTCAAGAAAAATCTGCGGATAGACTTCCCAATTCTAACGCTCATGAAGATTTTTTGAGTCCACTTTTTAAAACTATTTCATTAATTGGCGACACAGCATCAACCGTTATAGACGGATTTTCGAAACTAACTGGGTTGTTAGACAAACCCATGGATTTAGCTCTTCCAGCAAAAATGTCTTATGGAGTTGGAAACGACTTTATAAATGCAAGCGGACTTGTAGCAGGAGAGAGGTTAACACTTTACCCGACTTCTCGACTGGCTACATTTCCAATCTCAGATTCATGTCACACTAGTAATATGTCCGTTTCCCAACTGGCTATGATACCATTGTGGCATTCTCTCTTTGATTTTACCGCCTCTGCAACTACTTTGAAACTTTATGCGCATCCACTTGTTTGTGATTATTTTAACAACAATGTCACAGCTCAACCTGATTACCTAGCTTATGTAGCGGG